TATTAAACCCTCAACTCCTAACAGAGAAGAGTTAGTTGAAGTAATACAAGAGAACACTGAGAAGGGATGCTTTGAGGACGCAAAAGCCGACTAAAGGAACGGAGTAAAATCCCTACTACTTTGGAGTAAGCCAATGGCAAAAGTCACTTATCGTGGTGTCCAGTACGACACCAACGAGCGTAAGCAAACACAATCACAAAAGTCTGAACTGACTTATCGTGGTGTTAAGTTCAATAAAGAACTTGTTAGTGCTTAATTTAGAACTAACAAATAAATTTAGAGGGTCTCTTGACAGACCCTCTTTTTTTGTGTAAAATACATAAATACCATATAAAAAATTATGGAACCAGAAAGAGAAAAACTAAAACTGATTGTTCGTAATTTGGAACTATTGGTAGATGCTCTTAAGGCAGAAGTTTATTCTGATGTAGATGCATATTCTACAAAATTGGAGTCAAATGTACCAATTATTGATTATGATGAAATCTTAGAGGATTATGACGAATGAGAACTAAGCAACTTATTAGAAATTTGAAAGAGGCATTATCACAAGATTACTTGTATAATACTGAGGAGTTGAAATTTATGAGAGAGCAACTTTCCTCTTTAGAGGAAGAATTAGTAAATTTTAAAAGAAAAAAACCCCAAGGATTTGGTAAAAAATGACTGTAAAATTAATTCGTATGTGGTCTGGTGAAGATGTAATAGCAGACCTTGTTAAAGAAACTGAGGATTCTATTACTATTGTAAATCCTATAGTTGCTATTCCTTCAGGACAGGGAAATATAGGATTTGCTCCTTGGTCTCCTATTCTTAAAGGAGATAATACTCAGATTGAGGTCACTAAAAAATATGTGGTATATATTAGTGAAACTCAAGATGAGATTATAGAGCAATATAATCAAATGTATGCTCCTATTGCAATTCCACCTAAGAAAAAACTTATTCTATAATGACTGTAAAACTTGTAAGTATCACTCCTGATGCAGAAAAGACAATGGGTTATATTGCTCGTGTCTCTAATCCTGCTAATCAAGATAATGAGAAGTATTCTGGACTTTTAAAGTATTGCATCAAGCATAATCATTGGTCTGTATTTGAACAGTCTTCTATGTCCCTAGAAATAGAGACTACACGTGCTATTGCTGCTCAAATACTAAGACATAGATCATTTACTTTTCAAGAGTTTTCACAGAGATATGCTGATAGTAATCTTTTGGGTGAGATTGATTTACCAGAACTTAGAAGACAGGATACAAAGAATCGTCAGAATTCTACTGATGACTTAGATCCTAAAATTGTAGAGACATTGAATAAGCAAATGAATACTTTGTTTAGTTCTTCTCTAGCACTTTATAATCAGATGCTCGAAGATGGTGTTGCTAAAGAGTGTGCTAGAATGGTATTACCTTTATGCACTCCTACCAGAATCTATATGACTGGTTCTTGTCGTTCTTGGATTCATTATATTAATCTACGTTCAGCACATGGGACTCAGAAGGAGCACATGGAGATTGCAGAGGCATGTCGTAAGATATTCGTCGAACAATTTCCTTCTGTCTCCGAGGCTCTTGAATGGTCATAATATTAGATGATGTTGTAGATTTAAACTCTTCATTTCAAAATGATATTATAGACGTGTTTAATGAACGTAAACAGAATAATTTTGTTGAAACATGGTATTCTTTAGATAAAGATCATATATTCAGAGATTTTTGTTTGCAGATGATTTTGAAAGGGCATCAGTATGTGGATCTAACTTCATGTATTGGATATGAATTTTGGACACAAAATAATACAAAACCTGGTGGATGGCATCAAGATAGGGATGAACAATTGTCAAACAAAACAGGAGAATTAAGTTTTCCTTTATGTTCTTTAATTTATTATCCTATAGTTGAAAATCTTGAAGGTGGACAATTACATGTAGAAGATGATATAATAACACCTAAGACCAATAGGTTAGTTATACTAAGTGCAGGTATTTGGCATTGTGTTGAAGAATTTACTGGTAATAGAATTTCTTTTTTAATTAACCCTTGGAATAAAACTCTAAATAATCTTACATAAATTGATAATTATGGCAACATATCCAGTGGTTCACAAAGAAAGTGGTGAACAGAAAGAAGTAGTAATGAGTGTTACTGAATGGTCTCAGTGGTGTGATGATAATCCTGATTGGAAACGTGATTGGAGTGACCCATCAACTTGTCCAATGGCAGCAGAAGTAGGAGATTGGAGAGATAAATTACGTAAGACAAAACCAGGATGGAATGATGTTCTTCAAAAAGCACAAACAGCTCCTGGATCTAGAGTAAAGAAACTATAATGCCAAGAAGAAAAAAAGGTGTCGAACAACCTATTGGGGTTGGATTGACCACCAAACAAATGAAAAGAAAGAAACCACTGAGTTCTGATTATTTGGTTAATATTGAACCAATTAGTGAGAATCAGAAAAGACTTTTCAATTCATATAAAGAAGGTAAGCATTTAGTTGCTTATGGGTGTGCTGGAACTGGTAAAACATTCATTACACTTTATAATGCTCTAAAAGATGTTCTCAATGAGAATACACCATACGATAAGATTTACATTGTTAGATCTTTGGTTGCTACGAGAGAAATTGGATTCCTTCCTGGTGATTATGAAGATAAATCTGATATTTACCAAGTACCATATAAGCATATGGTAAAGTATATGTTCCAGATGGCTTCTGATGTTGATTTTGAGATGTTATATGGAAATCTTAAAGCACAAGAAACAATTAAGTTTTGGAGTACTTCATTCTTGAGAGGAACGACATTAGATAATGCTATTGTTATTGTTGATGAATATCAGAATCTTAATTTTCATGAATTAGATTCTATTATTACTCGTATTGGTGAAAATAGTAAAATCTGTTTCTGTGGAGATGCTAGACAGACAGATCTTGTAAAGACAAATGATCGTAATGGTATTGTAGATTTTATGAACATCTTGCGTAAAATGCCATCTTTTGATATAATAGAATTTGAGATAGATGACATAGTTCGTTCTGGACTTGTCAAAGAGTACATTATCGCAAAAATGGAAGCAGGTATGTAATGTTTAATCATGTTGATTTGAAACTCCCTAAACTTTCTAGGGAGACCATAGATGGAGTTCGTTATTATTCTGTTCCAGATGAAGATGAGTTACTTAAGTTAGTTTCGATTACTTCTGTAACTAGTCATTTTAATAAGGAAATCTTTATTAACTGGAGAAAGAAGGTAGGTAATGTGAAAGCAGATAAAATCACGAAAGCGGCTACAACCCGTGGGACTGATATGCACACTCTTACAGAATATTATTTGAAGAATGATGATCTTCCAGACGTGCCACCTATCTCAGAGTTTCTCTTTAAAATTGCAAAGGTGGAACTCAATAAAATAAATAATATTCATTCTTTAGAAGGTTCCCTATATAGTAAGCAACTAGGTATCGCTGGAACAGTTGATTGTATTGCAGAATATAACAACGAATTGTCGATAATAGATTTTAAAACTTCTAAGAAACCCAAACCTAGAGAATGGGTAGAGCATTATTTCGTTCAGGCAATGGCATATGGATGCATGTTGTATGAATTAACGGGAATATCCGTCAAAAAACTTGTAATTATCATGGCTTGTGAAAATGGAGAATGTGTCATCTATGAAGAATACGACAAATCAAAGTACATCAAACTTCTCAGCGAATACATTAGAAAATTTGTTGGAGATAAATTGGAACTCTATGGAACCGAATAAAGAACTGGAAGAGGCATTAGAAAAGAAATTTTTAACACCTTCTAAATTTGCTATTGAAATTGAAAAAATAGTATCTGAGGATGAACTCAATTACATTGATGCTATCTGTCACTATTGCGAAGTTAATGGACTTGAGGTAGATTCAATAACAAAATTAGTTTCAAAACCATTAAAAGAAAGATTAAAGTATGATGCTATTAATCTTAACTTTATGAAAAAAACATCGAGGGCAAAACTACCTTTATAATGAAAGTGACTCCTTTTGAGACTTATAGAACTTATCTCTCAATGAAAAGTCATTTTACTAATCCTAAATTTGACTTTTTTAAGTATGGAGGTAAGTCACGAGCTACTATGGCATCCTTTAATAAAAGAAAGGATAAGTATTGGTTCGAAAAAACTTCTAGAAAATATTCTGATGAAGAAATTTTAAATTTTCTTTTGGCAAATTTTGTAAACACTGAAAACCCGCAGAACTTATGGATTGGAGAAATTATCAATTCTGGCGAAAGAAATTACGCAGAGTGGATGAGACGCAAACAGAGTTTGACTTACTTATTCAAAGAACAAAGCACCGAATTACTATTGGGCAAAAACTTGAACGAAGTATTCGATTGTTCCAAGAACAAGCATCCCGTGGTACTAAAAAAGTATCTGGGTGGAGAGATCTCGCTAGAAACACTTACGATACTGGAAAAAGTCTTTTCTTTCGTAAAAAACTTTGATAAAAAACTTACTGACCCAGTATGGGAAACCGTCAGTTTAAAAATTAAAAAATATATTCCTTTCATAAATATTAATGTATTCCACTATAAAAAAATCTTAAAGGAGGTTATTAATTATGGCTCTTGAAAACAGTGAAGTTCTACAGAATTTAACAGTACAATTTGAACAAGTTACGGAGCAAATTGC